GGCTGCACAACATAGCGATAGTCATCATCATGAATAACACCATTGTAGTAATCATACAATTTTCGGAGCTCCTCTTTCCTGTTTGTTCTCCCGTACTCAGCTAAAGAAAAATAGGCCTCCATAGTATTGATGGCCCATTCCTTCGTCTTTCTAGACTGAGGGATACGTTGATTTGGTATTTCGCTGTACATTACTACAAAATTACTGTTTACGATTTATAGCTATGAATATAGCTTAATTTTTAGTATGTATATATAATAGCACACTAACCATACTGTTTATCGAACCAATCGTCTACTGACCTATCTCCTATAACCTCTGATACTTCTAAGTTATAAAGCTCTTGTGAATGATACATTCCTATCATAAACGCCATTACTCTATCGAAGTTTCCTTTATGATTGAACTTTATAAGTTCTTGGAGTAATGCCGGATCATAGATCCTATGCACATTATATAGTGTATTTCCATCTATGTCTTTACCTCTAGGAGTCTGTAACCAATCCCGTATGTATAACTCTCCTTGCCGTTTACGTGCTTCAGTCATGTGCATACCATAGTTACGTTTTACAGTTCTAGACTGCAGTTCTTTTTTTTGCAGCATTTCAAACTCTTCTTGTAAAAAGTGCAGTTTCCTGAATCTTTTAGCAAAACCTATTACATCACCACGGTCATTTTCAAAACCTATCTTAGCATTATAATATTGTGCAAGTAAAAACATAGTATTGTTATAATCGTCTTGAGAATTAGGTCTACCTACATAAGATGCTACGATTATATCGTCGGGTTTAGAAATATTATTTACCCTTTTAATAACATATGCAGCTCCTAACGATCTAGAATCACTTGATTGATTTTGACCGTAAGGGTCATGACACAGGAAGTACATAAGGTTAGGGACTTTACCTTTTACCCTGTAAGGAGTTTCATATACTACAACAGATCCTTTTATATCATCTCCTTTTCTATGCGGATACTTAACTATCGGTTTAGCATCTCCGTCTGGTTTAAATACTACTTCACCTTTTGTATCTAGAGTAAGATTGCCGGCTGTACCAAGCACATGCAATGCTTTTGCACGAACCTTATTATACTGCTCCTGTAACATAGCAAGATCAAACAGATTACTTGATACCTGCAATGTAGCTTCTGCAGGACAAAAAGGATGTTCAGCTAGGTATTGGTCGTACGCACTTGCATCATTACCTCCTCTTTTCTTTTCTCTTTCTCTTGCTTCAAACTCTTTAGCTTCTTCTATAAGTGAGTTTCCGTCATCATCTATAAAACCGTCTAAGATCTCATAGATAGGTACAAAGTACCCGCACTTGGTCCCTTGGAGTCCTTCATCCCAGACATTTTCAAATTCTAAACAGTCATAGGTCTCAGGATGATAGAACAGTTCTTCCAATGCTTCAAATCCTTCTCCTTCTGTACCACCTGTACCAAAAGCTATCATGGTACCAAGAGTTTTAGAACCCTGTCGCATTGTAGGCATAGCCATACCCCATGCTTCTAGTAATCCAGGAAATGCACCGGCCTCTTCAAAGAATATAAGTTCACCTGCTTTACCTCTTACTTTATCAGGGTCATCTTTTAAGGATACTCCTGCTATAGATGATTGTGTACCTGCCTCTATGAACTGCCCACCTACTTTCTTTTTGTAACCTGATGTTTTAGCCATAGCTGTATCTAACAGTCTAGGTTGGGTCCATGCAGTGTTACCGTCTATGAAGTTTACGATCTCCCAGGTCTTTGTAAGTATAGCATCGACACCTGTCAAGTATTCTTTCATACCTGCGAATACAAAGTTTTTAGAACCTTTCATAAGGAAGTAATTCCTTGCAAGCATAGATGCAGCTTTGTATGAGTAACCTTTACGACGTGCTTTTAGCACAACCATATGTTTATCCTCATTCCTGCATCTTTCCAGGTTTGTAAAATACTCGTAATCGTTATCGTAAAATCTAGGCCAATACTGTTTCCTTATAGGTCTTATTGTACCATCAGGAAGGACTTCATCTTTTACTACTTTGATTCTACAATAGTTAAGATAGAAATAGTGAAATCCTGAAATTTTTATATCTCCTTCAGGAGTTGTATATCCATACAGACATCTATCTCTCTCCCTATCCCAAAAATCGTAGTATGCTTTAGTTCCTTTTGGTGCAGATGTATAGAATCCGTTCTTATCAAAGTAGTTGGCTGCAGGAGAGAGTCTATATGTATCTTTGAATTTACTCACTGTATCTATCTACTTGTACTCCACCCCAGGTATCACTTACTTCTGATTCTTTACGTACTGCTTCTTCCAGATCCTTTAATCCGTTAGTGGTTTTCCCCATTGTTTCAAGGATACGTACATGTTTTGTTGGATCGTAGTCTTCATCTGTAATATCAATAGCTTCTAACCATTGTTTTAAGAATGCGATAGAACTTCTTGCAGCTTTAAGTAAAGACATTGCAGATGTATCATGTCTGTTATACTCTTCCATAGCCGCAGTTACATATTTGTCTACTTTGTAGTTTTTACCGAACACTGCTTTGCACACTTCTTCATGCTTTTGATTTTTATCATATGCACTGTATATAGAATGTACATCGCACATAAAATATACGTATGAAAGTCTTTTTATAGCCTCTTCTTGAGTAAAATTATCTACAATATCTTTGTACTCTTTTACTGTAAGGCAATAAGCTGTAGGTTCAACTTTTAAATTATCCTTTGTCTGAAGAAGACTTTCTCTTAGCATCGGTTACATATTTTACTCTGTTCTTATTTACTTTGAATAATCCAAAAAAAGGCAACCTTATAGATTCAAGGTTACCTTCAGACATAGTTTTAGCTACAAGCTTGAACTGAGAGTTGACTATCTTATGTACTTCATTTAAAGGTAGATCGTATTTAGTCGCTAGAAGCTGTATCAGCTTTTTCTTCTCTTCCATTCTTTTCACTGTTTAACCATTTAGGAGGATTATCTGGGCAAATACTTGTTCTCCATCTTGCTTTTACCGGCATATAACATCCGCATAGATTACAAGACTTTGTTTCACGTAAATGCTCACATGATGTACATTTACTCATTCTATCAGTGTATTCTGTAACTGATACATTTTTAAAGCCATCATTACCGTGCTTTTTTAAAGCTTCGGCAAATTCCCATACCATTTTTGCAAGTCCTTTCATTGTTCTGAATACTCTAATACTATTTGAAGCAGTTTACCTTTTTTACTGTACGTAACACTTATAATATTTTCTTCATCAGTAAATATTACTGCTATCTTATTGCTACTAAGATCTCCTAAGTATACTGATCTCCACTCCATCTAAGTCTAAAAATAATTTTGAATAAACATAGCTACTGTTTTTTTGAGTTATAGCTCCCTTATCTTTTAACCTTTTTATGTAAGTGTTTAATCCTGACACAGACATGTCAAGTGCTTTTGCAGTGTCCTCTCTATGAGGTTTACTACAAAATTCGTTATGTACTGTATCTATAAGATAAGACAGAACATTTATCTCTTTACTTGTAAGGTTATATATACCGTTCCATAGAGCTACTCTTTGCTGAGTGTTATTTACAGGTACTTTTATTTTTAGTGTTTTGCTACTAGTCGACATCTTTCCGGTGTTACATCCAGTTTAGACAATCCCTCGGGGATTTTGTTATAGCTATTAGCTATATATCTCATGTCAGTTGTTTTAGCCATGTGCTCTAAGAGTCTGGAAACTTCCCTATCCAGATCTTCTGCAAGCTTTTTAGCCTTTATACCTACTTCTGAGTTTTTCTTGAGAGTTTCAAAATCCTCCAAGGATATTGTCACTGTTCCTTTCATTACTCTACCATCATGATCTGATTCTCTTGTACAACCAGATATGATACTTCATCTTTATCGTGAACTACAGCAAACGGCATTCTAGGATCTACAAGTACCATTTTACCAGGCTTAATTCTAGAATCTAAAATTCTTTCTCCTGCAGAGTGTACTTCTAGAATGTTTGTTTTGATCTTTTCTATTTGATCTTCTTCAAGCTGCGATTCAGCTCTTTGAGTTAGTTTAATAATAGAAGATTCTTTTTTCTTTTCTCTTGGATCTATTAAGGCAATCCATGTTCCCGTAGCTTTCATTATAAAATATGTTATTAGTTCAATTACAAATTTAGTAATAATTATTTGTTATCGATCTTGCTGTTTCTTTTTCCAATCGTCAGCTAACTTATCCTGCCAGACTTTATTGCTTATAGTGAAGTATCTACTGCACTTTTTAGCCCTGCATTGTAATTGATGCTTAGGGATACCTGTAGCACTGTATCTTGTTTTTCTTAATACAACATTTGTAGATCCACACGACGGACAGGAAAATCTTCCATAACCTGTATGCGCACCTGTATGTGTATTATGATTTACATATGGCTGCAACTTATGGAATACATCTTCTAATAACTCTACATCTTTTTTGCAGTACTCTACCATTTTATCTAGAGCAGCTTCATCATTATGCAGTGTGATCTTAACCCAGTCATCAAAACCTACTGGACTCTTACCTTCATTAAAGAAAAGCTTACCTAGATAATCAAGTCTGTTAGAGTTAAATCTAAAATGTGTACGTGCTTTTTTAAGTGTGTCGTAACTGTTCAGTTTAGGTGGGCATTCTATACCGTGCACAAGGCATCGTGTACGTATCCATTTTTCGTCAAAGCGATCTCCATTATGGGCTACAAGTTCATCAGCAGTTTTAGCCACCTCCATAAAATGTGAAAGGAGCGCTTTATCACACCCCTTATTCCATTCTATACTATGTACTGTATCTTGCCCCTCCCACTTATAACATATGCATATTATAGCACGTTCTTTTATGATATTATCGTGAGATATGTTTACCTTATATCCAGCTCCCCAAAAGAAGCCTATGTTAGGGGATGTCTCTATATCGTAGAATAATCTTTTAAATCCTTCTGGAGGTAATTCAAAATTCAATAGTTTCATTTGTCCTGTGGCATTATCCTTTCCCTATAGAACTTTATGTCTAGGGTTTTTATTTTTGCCGCTATAACCTTCCATTTATCATCAGCTTCTTTCCTTTCCTGGGCCGTGCTGTCAGTTCCAAGGCTTGCTTGAATAGCTGCATTTTCTTTTAAGAGGATGTCTATTTCTTCTCGAACATCTTCCTCTGTGTAATAGTAATATGTCATTTAGTAATTAAGTCACGTCCCACCCCTATAGATATAAAATGCTCTCCGTTATATCCGTAACCAGCACTAATATAAGTCTTTTTAATAGAACTATGTATACCTAAACCGAACAGAGGTTTATAAGATCTATTAAAATCGCTTTGTAAAGCTGCAATACCATGTATTCCAAGTGCAAATTTTGCACCTACCACTTTTTTAGGTAAATAGTCGATTACTAACTTCTCAGTTACATTCTGGTAGTTCTGCCATTGAAGTCTAAGTGCACCACCTCCAACTGGTGCAGTTGTGTCATAGTGCACCACCTCAGTAAGCCAAGACTCGATTATCTTGACAGTATCTATTACAAGAACACTGTCGTAAGTATTGATATATTTTATATCATGTACGGTATCATGTACAGTATCATGTACGGTGCGCCAATGGACAAATCTTAGGGTGTCGTATTTCCAACGATCGACATACTCAATTGTTGGTACTGGCCTCTCAATTACAGTAGTAATAGGCTTACCGCTTGTATCACCGCAACCCTTCCATGCCACTATTACACCTAATAGAAATGCTATCAGATACGGTAGGTATACTTTCAGTAGGTGTCCGGTCAAGTCGTTTAAGATCATATTGTAAAGCTTCTATTTTTACTCCCATAGCTATAACTAATAGGCATAGTCCAAATATAGTTATAGTTAAAACTCTTACTATAGGATCACTCATATGTCTTTATACTCAGTCTTAGCATCAAACGATGGGCAAGCCTTGGAGCTTACGTCTCTGTGACCTATTATCTCAGCATTTGGGTACCTATCTTTAAGATCTTCCAATAAACATCTAAGTGTTTCTTTCTGGCCTTCAGTCCTAGTGTCTTTAGGGTTCATGTCCTTATCTACACCTCCTATATAACATACTCCTATAGAGTTTTTGTTAAATCCTTTTGCATGTGCTCCGGGTTGTGACTCAGGTCTACCTTTTTCTATAGATCCGCTTAAAGGTATAACCCAATGATAACCTATATCCCTCCAACCGTTATCTTCTACATGCCACTTTCTAATAGTGTCAACAGATACATCTCTATCTTCAGGTGTTGCGCTGCAGTGAACTATAATCTTGTTTATGTTTCTCATTTTTCTTTGGTAAGTTCCCAATACGAGAACATTTTCCGGTTATCAAACATTTCTTGTCACACTCTACAGGAACAAGTTCACACCAAACTTTCTTTTCACTTCTCAAATACCTTCTTTATCTTTTCAATTAAAGCTGAGACATCAAACCTGTCATCAAGTGCTACAATGTTCTCAAGTATCGACTTGCCTTCTGTTCCCATCAGAAACGAATACGCCCATATGACTACCCACCCGAACATTTCAACCTGCTCTCCCTTTACCTGAAAGCTATCAAGACCGTGTATGACCATAAGGAAAGCTCCGTATTGCAATGCTTTTACTGCCGTCCTGCGTATCCCGTATGATGTTACAGCCTGTTTGTTTTTTATGGCTTTTGCTATGCCTGTTGCAAGGTCAAGCATCATGAACGTAACGAGCCACTTGAGAAACTCCCAATCAGCGAACAGGTACTTCTCTGTGAATGCGAACAGTGGAGTTATGATGAATGTGAACACCCATATCTTAATATCAGTAAAGTTTGCTGCAAATTTTATAGCGCAGCTTTTGAAAACATGCCAATCATCTATATTGTGTTCCATAATATCAATGTAAAAAAGTTCAGTAATTCAAAATTACTTAAATATCTATTTCATGCTATAACCGAAAGCTTCGAAATCTTCTTTAAACATCCTGTTTATCCTTGATCTACTTTCTGTTGTAAGATCTACAGGTATAAAATTGCTTGTGTTCACTTTTTTGTTAGAAAGTCTTGCTCCATGGTTATGGTGAAGATATTTTACGGTTTCATCCATTTCTTCCTGCTTGAAAACTTTGTCGACAAGACATTTTTCCCCGTTGTACAGCATTCCTTTCTGTGTCTTATAGAACCCCTTGTTCAGTTTATGCGTCTCAAATTCCTTCAAAAAATCTCGAAAGCTCAGGTGACCCATTAAATGGTCCGCATGCTCCGGGTGATCATTCAGGTATCTGTAAAGACTTATCATCATTTCATACGGGTCTCTTACAACTCCGAACTTGAAACTGTTATCCCAAACTTCTTTTGACACACTTCTTTTTGTCTGAAAGGCAGAAGCGTGCACTGGTGATATCTCTACAAAATCAGGGTAAAGCGTTCTAATAAAAGTTCCCCCTGTCTTCATGATGTGAATAAAGATCACATTGTTCTTTTCGCTAAGAAACGCCATTGATCAACCAAGTTCTTTTTTTAACAGTTCCCTGTTTGTTCGTGTACTCCCAATCAAATGAAGATTCTGTAGTTGTGTTAAATGGATCTTTTTCTATATCTACCGCTCTGAACTGTCCAGAAACAATATCTTGATTAACCCGCACATCTTCTGTCACATCATTGGTTATCAGAATGTTCTTGTAACCTTTCACGTTTGAAAGAAACTCACTTATCCTTTCATTGCTCCAATGTATCATCACGTCCTTTAAAATGAGAAGATCTCCTCCTGGAAGTTTCTTTTCGTTTCCAAGAATGAAACTGCAATTCTCATTATTGCATTCTCTTCTATTTGAGTCCAATACTGATTCCACAACATCAATTCCCGTGTATCGTATTTCTTTCCAATCGATAAGCGCGTTTGAATCCCAATACCCGCAACCAAGATCTGTTACGGTTTCAGGTTCAAGTTCATCAAGCAATTTCTGAAGGTATTCCCTGTAAGGTCTGTTGTTGTCCGCATCGGATCCTGATCCGGATGTCTTTCCCTTGCCCCACAGTTCTTTTCTGTAAACCTCGCTGAACTTTCTCGCAGGACTATCTATCACAACCCTCCTGTATGTTTCAGGAAACTCTTTTTCGAGCATTCTATTTATACCGTCAATTATGTATTGTCTTTTTTTAGAGCCAGACCATAGATGAAAGAACTTGAACTCAGGGTTCTTCATTCTTTTTCTGTCATTGAAGTTGAAGTTCGGCAAAAGAACCTGAACATTCTTTCCCTTTGTGAGGCAGCCTATAAAGTATTGCTCTGAAAGATGGTTCTGAACATATAGATCTGTTGACCTCATAAACTCTGCTGTCCTTGCTCCAAAAAGATGTTCGTTCACTGTGCTTGTCCAGATCTTCTTTGTTTCTATGTCGTTACACATTATGATGCCACAGTTCCATGCATTATCAGAACGATTGTCATCAATTATCTGAGGCAAGAAGTCCGCAGTTTCCTTGAGAACTTCCTGGTACAGAGGTAGAGTTGCGGATTCCGCACACTGGAAAGTAAAGTCGGCATTGATCATCTCATCTGTCATCTGATCTATCAATCCAAGATCAAGATCCATATGT